GCTTCTTCTTCGCCAGGGGCGCCGGTCTTATCGAGAGCCCTATCTTCTCTACGCTTAGCAGCACGCCCCTGCTGTGCTTGAGGCGATTGGGAAAGTCTACTTTGATTTTCTTTAGCAGCTTTGGCAATAGACTCCGTCTTTAGCTGCTGGAGTTGCTGAGCAGCCTCTTCTTCAGTGATAGTTCCAGCAGCTTTTGCTGAAGCAATCTCTTTGATCTTTTGAGAATACTCTTTTTGCCAATTCTTATAAAAACCCTCGGCGTCACGTTTTCCAATACCTTCCCGATCTCCCGGTTCGGCTGGAACACCAGTGCTTGGGCGCTTACCTATCTTCCTCTGCTGACCGACAGGCATAGCTTTACGGCCAGTATCCATCTGCGGGCCGTACTTGCTAGCCTCTCCTCTGGCTTCTCTGTCGCTCTTTCTCTTCTCTTTAGCCGCTGCTTTCTCTTCATCGGTCTCACCACCAGCGCCAGTAAGTCTAGCTCCAGGGTGTTCACCAATACCAGCATTAGTCATCACCTGGTCAGTGATGGCCATAGCCTCGTTTCTGGTATATTGTCTACCAGGGTTCTTGCTATCTAGATAAGCACCAACGTATCCGTGACCTCTCTGCATTAGCGAGTTTACACCCGCCATGAAGACATCTTTTTCGTCTCCACCTTTATCCCAGAGATCTTTCAGGTAGACATCTAATTTTTGCCGTCCAGCGATGGATCTTTGGTACAGAGAAGATGAGGGGTTTACACCACCACCTCTTACAATATTGGCGTTGTAGGGGTTTACGGCTTGACGCCCCTCCCCGCCACCTTTCCCTGAGGATGGTTTTACTTCCTCATCCTGAAAATTTCTATACCCACTGGACATGATAAATAGCTGACTTTTCTACTCAGCTTTCAACTATTTACCTTGCACCTTCCAACCTTGGGGGATCTCAATATTGAGGTCTTTTTCCTCGCCTGAGAATACCGGCTCAGTTGGACCAGGAGCACTGGAAACATCGTCTCCACCGGACTTTTTCGTTTCCTTCGGGGGTGACAGAATACCCTCACCAGCCCGAGATTGATCTAGATTCATCATTGAATTAAGCTCCTAGTATTTCAGTAAGAAGATCACTGCTCAGATCCGCATCTCCGCCGTTACGCAATTTCTCTTCAGTGCGTTTTTGCTCATCATGACACACTTTACTGATGTCAGCCAAAAGGCTAAGAACAGCAGAACGGTCCCACTCGGCAATCTCGGCTTTATCGCTAAGGTCTTGAAACCTATCCAGTATGGATTCAAGTATAGAAAGGCTCATCTCCCTTACTGCAATCCAGTTTTCTTGGATTTCCGGGTCCTCTGTTTCTTCCTGGTATTGATGACTCTGAGCGATAAGTTTGATGAGGCTTTTACCTACAGTAGCAATGGATTTAGGTCCTACTTTGTCGAGATCAATGGCCCCCAATTGCCCCAAAATCATGTCTTGGGTATCTCTGCCAAAAGTGGAAAAATCCTTGAGCTTGGAGCGGATGCTAGGCATACACTGCTTTCAACGATTTTTCGTTAGGGGGTGAAATTATACCGTACAAGAACATTACTTACCCCCTCTACTGCGTATCTCGCCACTATGTAACAGGTTCCATCTTCGCCCAGGGATAGTGACACCGATAAATCTTGCTCGGTTAGATAGGGTATTGAGGTTATAAGTTGTCTCTTTATGCTTTGAGCTTCGGCTTCTTCGCTGATCGTCTCAAACATCAACTCCCTGGTACCCATAAAGGGATTGCCAACTCTCTCGCCTATTCTAGTTTCAAAAACCTCCTGGATAGCCTGACCGATTCTGTCAATGCCACTGGCGATTTTAACACCGCCATACTCATCCAATTCGAGTGGATAAGACAAACCCCTTAGCGTTGTATTTGCCAAAGAGTCCGGAGTAGACAGTCTATCAAAAACCACTACCGGCGCACTTTTGTCCGCCTTAATAGCTGAACTGTTGTCTATATTGCTTCTGTCGCGAAGCAAGAATTGACTACGAATTTTGTTTATCTCTTCGCTATCAATTCTGTTGGGAAAATTGATGTCGTTTACGATGTTACTCATGGTGATTAAGCAGATCTGTTGCGTTGGACTCTATTCGCATTGGTGGCTTCACGCCAGGCATCTCCAATAATCTTATAGACAGGCTCTCTAAGGGTAGATGCTAGTTCTTCGGGGTTAGCAACAACTGAGTTTACGTTAAGTTGTAAATCAATATTTACCTGAACCACTGACCCGCCGCCGGATGTAGGCACAACTCCAGTAGTTTTCAGATTCTGTCCTACCATCCCGGCCAGAGTGGGGAATCCATCTTTCGGGATGACGAACTCGCCGTCGTTGACCACCAGGGGGCGTCTTCCGCTCATTCTAGCCTCTAGCGCCATTGCTGGACCAGTATAATTTAATCCTTCGTAGAACGAGACGGAAGGTATTTGAAAAGAAGTAACACCCTTCATGGCAGATATTCCTTGAGAAATAAATCCGAGGTTGTCCCTTAATGATTCAGGAATCTTGTTCCAGAGCATCTCTGTTAAACCAACCATCATTTTTGGTACTAACGTTCCAGCAGTGATCGCTGCGTTAAGTACTTTAATCATGCCGTTCAATACGCCTTTGAATGCCTCTTTTAGGGCGTTTCCTAGCCACGCAAATGTCTCGGAAAGACCCTTGCCCCACACACTAAATGTGTTACTAATTGATTCTTTGACCTCTTTTGACATGAATGGTGCTATACCGCCAATTACACCCCCAATAACTGCGCCTGCAGCAGTTCCTATGCCAGGTATAAAAGAACCGATAGTTGCGCCAGCGGTTGCTCCGTTAAATGCGCCACCTAGAAAATCACCTACACCCGGCCCTGGAGGTTGCGGCGGTGGTGAATTACCCATTCCTTGGGCTTGAGCAGACCCTCCACCGAGGAACACTGACGCACCTGCGGCTCCAAGGGCGGCAATTGCACCGAATTTCCCTACTCTACCTAGGCCAGGACGTCTCATGAATCTACGCATCCTTGCTTTAAAGGATGGTCTTCTTAGCCTTCCAGCTCTTCTCATTCTTCTGTACCTTTCATCTACATCCATTACATCTCTTTCAACAAGATCCAGATACTGACCTTCATCGCTAAAAATATCGCTAGTATTGTACAAATCTGCAGCATATTGACTGATTCCTGGAGACGTCAATTCTCTGGTCTTTATGTATTCTCTTCTTGCCCGTCTTCTCTGACGTCTATTTCCGTAAATAGGTCTCTGCATTACGGTCCATGGCTCATATCCTGAACCATTGACACCAAGCCCTTCGCCAACAAAAGTCCACGGCTCTTTGGAACCTTGGCCCAATATGATTTTTCCGTATTGCATTCCACCTCTTTGCCAGGTTTCCCCCAGTCGTCTTGAGTAAAAAGATCGAAAATTTCTGTCTGTTATTTGGGCTAAGCTGGCAGAAGGGGTTACAGGATTTCTACGGGGAAGGCCACCTGCTCTACTGGAAGCCGGTATGTATTGTCCTAGTGAGAGGTCTATCAGGTCCCCCAAACTTCCCCCGCTGCCACTACCTGGCGGTCTTCTGCCTCCACCTCTACGTCTACGTCTACCTCCACCATTGTCATCGTCATCGTCATCATCTATCCCGCCATTTCTTCTACCAAACCACATACCTGTATAAGCTCTAGCAGCCATATTACGTGTTACAGTACGAGTTAGATCCATTCTATTCTGAAATCCGGACCTTGCAAGCCTAGAATTTACCGAAGCATCTAATCTATTAGTCCTTCTTAAAACACTTTCCAAAAAATTTAATCTTGCTTCTTGTGGTCCAAATACTCCACGATACGCGTAAGAAGCGCCCATAACCCCTCTACCCCCGGCCCTGGTTAATCCCAACAACCTCCCAGGTCCGATGAAAGCTCCAGCTCCCATCGCTAGCATACTGAGCATGCTGCCACCATTGCCAGTCAAATCGCCTGCAAAACTGGCCCTTGCTATAGCTCCAGGTGCGCCAGGCAAAAGTCCGAGAAGTAATTTTGCAACTTTACCGCTGAACCCTTCACCAAACGCCTCACTTATAACTTTGTTAATTGCATTATTTAGAGTAGGTAGAACTTGTGCTCCTATCTCGGGGGCTTTTTCTACCAAAACGCCGAATAATTCCTTGATTAAAACTACGGTAGTCTTGCCTACTTCTTCTACTAAACTGCCCAAAATTGTGCCACTAAACTCACTACCAGCACTGGTATCAGTGTTCCTAATATTTTCGCCAACACCTTTTATGTAGTCTCTAATGCTTTCTCCAACACCACCTATCTGCTCAGCAATTGAACTGGGATCCAGATTATTTAATCTGATTGCGTCGTATATGTCCTGGAATATTTTGGAAATACTCTGAAATGTTTCACCAGCAAAATTTACTATATTCTTGAAATCGCTACCTTCAAAGTATTTTCTAAGGTCCCTAAATAGTTGTTGAGTAAATTGGATACCAGCAATCAATGGACTCATGTTGTCCTTGATTCCAAATGCCTCATTTATTGCTTTAAACAATACGGCAAAAGTTCCATTTTTACCATATATTTCTTCAACGAGGACTTCCACCTCGTCAAACATTGTGGTGGTTTTACCACTCGCATCAACAACTTTTCTGAGTGAACCAAATACACCAGTCTCTGTGTTAAACAGGTTGGTGTTCATGTCTTCTAGAATAATTCTAAATCCCTGAGCTCTTCTAGCCGCAGTCTCTAAGAATTTCCTAGTAGTCTGGTCACTAGTAATATCCTCTACTACTTGACTCCTCTGGAGAGGATCATAAACCCTGCCTTCTCCTCCAACCCTTTCAATGATCTTTGAACCTATAAACGCCTCAAGTGGGTTATTAGATCCGACCATTTGCAGACCGGTAACTTCACCACGAAGAAATTGAGTAATAACTTCGCCAAAGTTCTCACCCATGCCCGATCTTCTAAAGTTCTTTTGAAACTCCAGAATCTGCTTTGATAGAGCAATTCTCTGCTCCTCAGCCATCCTCGTACTGATGAATGGCGTAGCCATCATGGTACTCTGGATGTCTTTCATTGTGCCGCCGGCTTTTAGGGCGACCTTGTTAAGAGCTGTCCCGATCTTCTCTGTAATTGCGAGTGAAGACTCATTGGCAAACCCCTTAAATGTCTGTGTAAGCAGTGCGGCTTGATTCTGAACTGAGCGCAAGGAAGTTGCACTGGCTAAACCTTGTTCGCCAATGGCTCGCTGGAAATCCTGACTGATTTGGTTTAAAGAGCTACGCAAAACGTCGAGCTTTAGACCGCTGACTAGGAATTTATTGTCAAGTGATCTTGAAAATTTGTTGAAGTCGGCCAGTGCGCGAGCTGTATTCGCGGTGACGTTAAGTTTGAAGTTAGATATCGCCATGATTATTACTGGTTGGGCTTAGGAATCCAAACCGTGCCATCGCATACATATTCTTTCCCCCCGCAATTTTTAGATACAGCTCCCTGGCCTGAGCCGACGCAAGAAGCCTCACCATTATTTAATTTAGAGCATTTCTCATTAAATTCTCTGGTTTGCGCTGCTATTCTATTACTCCGGCAAGGGTCATCTCCAGGTTTTCCTTTTTTATAGTATTGTTCCAACTCTTTTACTAATATTTCAGCACATTTTTTGGCAGAATTTTTGCCTTTTGTGTGATTAAATACTTTTAGAGTATCTGCATTGGATGGAGTTGTCTCCGCTGAACTAATATTTCTAAAAAAACCATAACGTGGGTTATACAGGGCATCATTAAATTCTGATCTTCTGCACTGCCTATCTTGCCCCTTAAGTTTGCCTTCTATATAAGACTGAAGTCCCGGATACTTATCGTAAAGTTCATTAAAATGTACCTGGAAATAATTTACTTTATTTTTTATTATTTGCAAGAGTTCATTTGTATTAGCATACCCGGTTTCTGTACCATTAAACCTCACAACGTCCTGGTTAATAAGGAGCCAATATCGAAGTATAATGCCGCACTTTTTCTTATTTTGAGTATTATTCCCACCATTTGGGGTACGGCCAGGCGGAGGAGTAGTATCAGAGGGTGGTTCATTTCCTCCACCATCGCCACCGTCTTGAGTTGCTGCGGGAGGCGCAATCGGGTCATTCACCAGAGGCTGACGACCAGGCCGTAGAACGTCCACAAAACCGTCGTTAATAGTCCACTCTGGAACCTGCTCTAGCTCAAACGACACCTCCGCATTTACAAGAATGCCCTTGTCCCAAGCCTTCTCCCTTACCTGGATATTCTGAATAACACATGGTCCGAATACTCTATTTCCCCATACAAACTCAAGAACCGGCGGACCATCAGCCCCATTTTCACCGTCTCTAGCCATAAACAAATCTTGTAGACCTTTTTCCAACGAGTCTACTCTTTTACCAAAACTATACCCGTGCAGCAACACCTTGCTAAAGGTCAACTTTCTGTTTTTATTAGCTCTCCATGACAACGCTTGGCCCTCATTTTTTGGATCTGATACGCCCCATGTTTCCGATCTATTGTAGTCGGGTCCAGAGGACAACTGGAGCTCTTCGGGATTAAACAGGAATCTCCACACCCCCTGGCCCACAGGATCCGGAGCGTCTGGGGCTAATTTGTAAAAGGGGTTTTGGTATAACGGAGCAGATTTTGAGACAGCACCGGGATTAGCGCTAAACAGCTTTCTCAGTTTTTCAAAAAAGTCCGGTTTTTGGGGTTTTTCGGTCCTTTCCCCCGCTTCGGTTGTTTGTTGATCTTCTGTTCTCGCTTTATTGACGGGGGTAACAGGAACAGGCTGACGCGGTCTGCCACCAAAGGGATTATTGCCAGAACTTTCCAGAGTAATTGAAGGTTTTGCTGTAGTTTTACTGTTCTTTTCTACTTCCTTAGCAATCTCCGCAGAAGGGGTAGTTCCGGATTGACTTCCTGAATTGGCGGTTTCAGTTGACGTGTTAACTTCTGTTCTCTGCTCAGTTCCTTTTCTGGACCAGTAACGGATATAGGCGATGGAAGCCGACATCCCACCGAAAGAACCAGGAACAAACGAGATATTTGCTAGGCTATTGTATACAGCAAAAGCAGAACCCCTGGTGCTAGGGAATGAGTAGGGGGGGTCGGTTTTTAAAGGAGATTCTGACAATGAATCTGCAACTTCATCAAAAACCCCCTCTTTGTCCAACTTTACATTAGAAAAGGGGCTACTACTAAGTTGATCTGCTGTTAGGTTAAATTTTTCGTCTGAATCTATAGTGACTTTTGAGTCAACAAAATTATTATTTAGACTCTGAAAATATTCTGATGCCACTGCAGATTTAAGTTCTACAGGGCTTTCAACTATACTGGCGGTTCAGCGTGGTCAAAACTCCACGCGATTGCGTTACTCACGATGTCGTCAGCATTCTTGTCCCAATCAGCAAAATAGGGGTTATTTTCAATCCGCTCAATGACCCACTCTTTGACTACATTTCCCACTGTTTCGGGCATTCTGGCGATCCTGCTGGTCCGTTTCCAAACGCACTCATACCGAGATGTGCCATCAGAACCATCGAAGGACTCAATTTCCCTAAGAATACCGAGAATCTTCCTTTTGACAAACTCTCTCTTTCCAGGCGTGAGCTTGGCCCAGATTTTTCTCTGGTCCTCTAGTGTACCCCAGGAAGGATCATGTTCTTTGGTTGCTGGTTCGCGTGAGACAATGTACTTACTCGCTTCGCAGCTATCGGCTAAGTTCTTGAGCACTTCGGCCGATGTAGTTATATCATTGTCCAGGTAAATGATGGATTGCGGAGTAGACCCGAAGTACATCCTTGCTACATCTACACAAATCGTATCACCCCCTAGCGAGTATGCAAGAGCCGTACTGAACAGTTTAGCCTCCTTGAGGTCTGTAATTTTCTCCTCAAGAAAGAGAATACCACGGAGTTTTGGATGCTCTGGTGTAGAAGAGAACGAATGGTGTACGATATTGAAGTGTATACCTAGTTGTTTTGCTCTGGTGACGATCTCCTCGACGCTATCCCCGGAATCGTAATCTACAGCCAGGACCTGGCAACTCTCGAACAAACCCTCAACTCTACGCCGCCTCCTCCAGTCTGGGCACACACTGAATACGAACGGCGACCAAGTCTGCCCACGGATGATCGCTTTCGCAAGATGTTTGGGAGTCACCTCTTCAACGTCAATACCAAGCCTCGCTCCAAGCACCCTGGTCTCAACCTTAGGAACTCCGTACTTGTCCACCTCCTTCTTGTATTGAAGTTTTGTGCTGGGTTTATGGTCCCAGTGTTCGTAGTCGATAGAGATGGAGGCGTTGGCAGACATAATACTCAGAGTTTGCTGGGGTCGTAGTCGGAGTCGTAAATCCAATCGGTTTTGCACCGATTGTTCTTGTTAGTGATGTAGTTGATCTCTTCTTGATCAGTCAGCGAGGAGAGCAACTCATTGGCCATCTTATAGATCCGGTTTCTTTCGCCGCGCACCATCTCCCAAGTTCTAACAATATGGGACATCTTCTTACCCATTGAGAAGCCGTCCCTCAGTGTGAGTGAACTAAAGACATTCTCGGTTGCCAAAGCTAGGTCTTTGTCGGACTTGTAGTTATTGAATATCTCATACGCCTTGTCGATGCTGGTGATAAGAAGCTTCCTCTGAGCCCAGTAGGGGTGATTTTGCCCCCTCCTGTCCGTCTCCCAATGCTCCTTCATGTTTCGCCTCAGGTTGTTCGCCTTCATGTCAATCATCAGAAAGCGGGCGGATTCCAGGATAGTCGCCAATGAGCCCAGTGTCAACTCAGGCAGGTAGACCCCTTTACCAGCCTGGTCTCGTATCGCGAAAGCCAGGAAACAAAACCTGATGAAGCACTCTAGGGCGTTCTTGTGAATCTGAATACGGAGATAAGGAAGCAGTTGTTCGCTATGAAAGTGGACATCGACACCGCTGTTGACCTTGTTCAGAAAGAAGTCGGTACACTCACGCATTACCCGCATGAAGAGAGTGACCTCATCAACATCAAGGGTTTTACAAAGGTGGCGGATATGGGGAACCGGGTGGATATCTCTACCAGCCTTCTCTGACATCTCCTCTTGTTCAAATGCGCGGTAAGTAGAAATCAGCGCGAGACGACTGATAGCTCCGCTATCGAGGCTATAACTAATCTCCGAACGAATCTCGTTACAGTTAGCTACAATGACCGTATTTGAGACTACCTCAATAGCATCGGTACCCTTGTTTTCAACTTTCTCCGTTCCCCCTGTGACAACCGACTTAAAGCTCCTCGCAGTTAGCATCTTCTCCAAGGATTCCATTGTCAAGTCGTCGTTGTAAGCCAAATTTGAACTCACAACGGCACCCTGATTGAATCTACTTCCAAAATCACCCATATTGACTACATCGTAACCGCAATACTGCATGGCTTTCATTAGACCATTGAGTATCGTAGTCTTACCCACTCCCGGCTCACCAACAATGATGCCGGCTTTACGAAAACCGTGTTTGATTACGGCTTCTGTCCCCGGATGAATACCACCTGTTCTACCAACACAAGCCCTCCCGATGATGAGCTTAAACATCTCCGCTTCGGCAGGAGGAAAAATAGTGACAATATCTTCAAACTTAAGGTCCCTGATCTTCTTATCAAACCAAGAGATCTCTGGCACATACGAGAACACGTTGTGGACGGTTTTCGCCTTCATCATAGGCTCAATTGACCCAGGCGAGTATACAATACCAAGATGGTAAGTCCCACCACCGATTTTCTTATGGCGTAGTGCTTTGAGGTTCTCAATGCCCAGCACATAATCGGTTACTTCACTGGCCCGACCTTGCCGATAAATAAACAACGGTAGACAGAACTCTTTAAGGTCGGGATCGAGGCTTTCACCCATGCCATCATTGAGAATCTCATTCTGGATGGCTTCGAGGGTTGTCTCACTGGCCGGAACAAGAAACTCAAACCAGTCGGGATAAGTAATACCCTTCGGTGACAGGTGCGAATTTACACCGGATGGAGTAAACTTCTCGTAGAGATCGTGGTAGCTGGTGAGCTTGGAGTCCAGATTAACTTTCAAGTAGTACCCATTACGCTCCAGGAAAGAGACGATTTGGGCGTACTTGTAGGCTGGGCCTTTTGGTTCTAGCTCTTTGTCCGATTTATTTTTAGCCATTGGCCTCCGAAATCCGAATGAGGGCCGCTTTGTAGTCTTTACGAGACTCCTTGAGTGCCTTCAACAATCCTGGGTTGTGGTTCTCAGGGTTGTTTTTGCGTGTCTCTTCCAGGGCCTTGATCCGCTCCAAAGCAGCGTTGTCATCGGAGACCAGTTTAGCACACTTGCCGAACTTCTCTTCGTCCTGGATCCCCATGCAGTACTTCTTGTTGAGACCACGGAGACCCGGATACAGGGCCTCCCTGCGCTCCTTGAGGGCCCTCTCAGAGAACGCCATAACCTCAAAGGGAGTCGGTGCAGGGGTCTCTGGCGTGAACATGCCAATCGACTTCAGGAAGCTCCCAGCATTGGCAAGGTGGTCGGGGCGATTGGACTGAGAGGGGTTGGAGATAATGGACCGCAGTTGCGTTTCCTCTTCGTCAGTCCAGCCCCATACCGGGTCTTCGTCGTAGAGATCAAAGAACCTCAATGGTGTGCCGGGAAGCAAATTGTCACCTTTGTCCCCCACTTCGACTTTCACTGTATAAGTTTCCCTCGCATTACTGATCTTTAACTTCTCTTTACGCAAGTAATAATCACATACTTCTACCTCTGTGCGAATTCTTGGCAACCACGGGCCGGTATTACACCAAACGATCTTATCCTTGTCTGATACGAGTCCCTGCCAATCGCCATCAAGTGTACTCAAAAGGACATAACGGTCGGCAACTGGATCTTCTCTCTGAATACGAGCAATCTTACCAGCAATGTCGTCAGCCTCGTAATACTCTTTGTCGAAGAAGTGGAATGTGGATCCAGGTGCTTTGATGTAATTATACCCTTCTTCGAGAACAATAGGAAACAAGGAGGGTTTTTCGGGGCGACCGCCTTTATATTCCGGCATACCCAATTTGTGAGCCTCTAGGTGACGCCAATATCCATTAACCCCTTCAGCAAAATCACCCTTGAGGTCATCTACTACTACTGCAGTAAAGTCACGTGGGGGTAGGGAGTCAATGCCACGATTAAGTCTGTAGGCCCACAGAGCACGAATTACTGTGCGGAGTTTTGATTCGTCTTCCCCGACAATATCTACTGCCGACTCTGTAAAGCTGTGAATGTAGTGTGCGTAAACTTTGAAGTCAATCACCAAAAGAGGCAGAAGGGTCTCAGCATCGAGCTGATCCTGGAGCCATGACTCTTTCAAATTCTCGGGGGCTGGGGACATTAGGTTTCCTTATATGCCCCCATTATATCACGTCCCGAAGAATTTTGCGCTAAGTACCCTCTGAGCTCTCACAAATTTTTGTAGAGGATAGTTATTAATGATCGCCCACTCCAGGAGTGGTCGAGCTTTCATCTCAGAGAGGGGGAGATTGATAGACGTATCAGAGGAGGAGACGTAGAACTTTTCCCCATCTCTGGCAACAACCAGGACATCTACTTCTTTGTCAAACTTAATAGGCTTGTTTAGCTTTTCAATCATTTGCCGTAATTGCCTCCACCAGCGCGAGCTTTGTATCCCCCCTTCGCAATTCTAGCAATTTGAGGATCTGCTTCTGGAGCCTTCGGCAATTCTCTTTTGAAGCTATCTGGAAGTTGTTCTTTTGCTCCGCCCGCTTCATCAGCCATTTTGTCCCCCTCTGACTTGTAATTTTGTCCAGCCAAGGTTTTCATTCTGGACTCAAGGGACGCCTCAGAGCTAGGATCAGGAGTACAAATGCCTTTATCCGAGGAAGTACCAGGCGGGCATTGCTTAACCATGCGCCCACGGTACAGTGACGGAGTTTTTTCACCTGGAAACTCTTGGCTGGGGGCATCGTCCCCGAAAGACATGGAGACGGAAGAGTTAATGTGTCTAGCAGGGTCGCCCAAACTGGGCATTTTAATTTCACCCGAACCGATAGGAGTTCCAGAAACCCAACTAGATTTCGGAGCCACCTCCCAGCCTTTAGGTTTCTCAAAGTAGGAGTTACAGTCTGACATTGTTCAGCTTATCTACTCAGCTTTCAACGATTATCTCGTTCCCGTTCCGCCACAGAATTTACACTCTATTACGAAGTCGGGGTGAAGCTCTTTTTCTGGGACATTAGTTTGTTTTGTTTCGACAAGTAAAAAGCCCCGCCCATCGCAATACGGGCAGGGCTTAAGCACCTCGTCTGGAAACAGAGCTTGGCGCCTTCTCATGTCAGACGGATACTCTGGTAGATCCGAAACCACCAGTGTGTCTTCCAGTCACGGAGAAAACGTTCGCGTTGGTGGTAACTTGCCTACTTGACTGATCTACAACAAACTCGCAAATACCCTGAGCAATCCGGGAGCCGTGAGTAAAGATGTGATAGCCGCTCCCCCCATTGAAGAGAGAAACTTTGACCCAGTCTTGATACCCGGAGTCAATAATTCCAGGAGAGTTGCTGACACAAATACCATGTTTGTGGCAAAGACCGGAGCGTGGAACAATCTTATACACGGGGACCATTGAGTTGAACGGGAAGACCATGTTCTTCGTGGAAGGAAGAATTACTTTGAATCCGCCGTTCACGAGAACCTTTTCCCCAGGACAAAGAATAATTGCACCACCCCTTTCGCGGACCCTATCTTTGCAGAAGGAGTAAATCTCCGGATGAGAGAGAAGTTTTCCGTCTTCTTGACTTTCCTCAACCCGCTCTCCGTCAATAAACAATCCGCATCTCAAGTAGCAACGACCAACAAGGTTGTATAGAGAGGACTCAAGCTCCTCAAAGTCGCAATTTTCGACAAAAAGTCGAATGTCAGCTCCCGCATCTTCTCCGGGGTGTGAAACTGTGGGAGCGAATTGTTCGCAACCTGGGAGTGTGTAGAAGATGGGAGAGACTGACATGACTGGGTGAATGGGTGAAGGCTCAGGACAATTCTAGCAGGGGATCGTCAGCCTTGGCAACCAACGCAATCCGTGTATTCCGGTGTGATTTCTCCGGTCAAGTGAGCTTTGAGTCCCTCATAGCCCCCCTCAATGTGTTCACCATCAATCCAAATCTGGGGTACAGTGTTCCATTTCCACTCTGAATCTGGGAAAGTAGAGCGATCGACTTCTTGTACAGTGTAACCATTTTCATTGAGTAAGTCTTTAGCTTTATCACACCACGGGCAGCCTGATTTGGTAACTACTGTGGCAACAGAAGAGTCCACTTTTTGAACTTTCTTCTTGCTCACCTGGAGCGAAGATGATTTCAAGTAGTAGAGTGACTTAAGGCCGAGATTATGGGCTACGAGGTGGAGCTTCGTAATGTAGTCAGCGGGGTCTTGAGGGTGAATGTAGAGATTAGTGGAGATACCTTGGCACACGTCAGGCTGGATGTCTCCCACCTGCCTGATAATCTCAAACTGGTCAATCTCCCTGGCCGTCTTGTACACATCTTTGATGTGGTTTTCCAGGAACCCCAGGTGCTGGACAGAACCCCGTTCGTCTAGGATTGAATCCCATACTTCTTGGGTATTCTTGCCAATAGACTCCAAGTGAGCTTCGAGGTATGGGTTTTTACGAACGAAGGTTCCTTTGGCGTTCTCAGCTACGAACAAGTTAGCAGTAAGAGGTTCAATGCCCTCGGATACTGCATTGCAGATCACTGAGTTACTCTTTGTAGGGGCAATTGCCATACGGGTTGCATGGCGAATCCCGTTGCCTTCACACCACTCCGGTTCACCAAATTCTTTGGCCATATCCTGAGAGGCCTTGAGAGCCATCTTAGAAATCCAAGAATGAACTTCTACATTGAGCTCTCTTGCCCCCTTTGACTTAAAGGGCAGATTCCTTGACTGGAAGAGGGCATGCTTACCCATTGTTCCTAGGCCGAGAGCTCGCGATTTACGCGCAAACCTTACTGCACGACCCATCGACGTAATACGTTGAGCGCGTGTAATAAACTCCTCAAGAACAGCATCGAGGAAATAGATAGCCAATTCCGGGGCCGTTTTGCCGGTGTTTCTACCGGTCCAATGACGCCACTCATCGTATTTGGCGAGATTCAATGAACTTAGTACGCAAACGAAGGTGTGGTTTTCATCGGTGGGCAAGAAGATCTCACTACAGAGGTTGCTCGTAAAGATATTGAGGTTTCTCTGTTTAAAACAATCTGGACGTTGATTGTTAGCGTTATCAATGAAGATGAGGTATGGTGAGCCGCATACCATACGGGTTTTCAGGACTTCGGCAAAAATCTTATGCTTTTCTGTATCACCGGACACCATTTCGTCCAGCCACTTATCAGTGATGGTGACTGCGATGTTGGAATCAATGAACTCTCTAGGGTCTCCCTGGCTGTGGTCTTTGGCACGCAAGACTCCCATCAAGTCTGGGTGATCAATAGGCAGATAAAGGGCGATATTCCCTCTCCGCGTATTACCCTGGCTTACCTTACTGGTGGAAGTGTCATACAGGCGCATCCAGGGGGTTACGCCGTCCGATTTTCCACCACGCTTGAGCAGGGTCCCCATGGGGCAGATTTCGCCAAAGTAGGTCCCTAGGCCACCACCCTCTTTCGTAAGAGCTGCGGCTTCTTTAAGGTGGCTGTAAATACTGGTAAGGTCGTTAGAAAGGTGATTTGCATAGCATGCGATTGGGAGTCCCCTGGTGGTCCCCATGTTGCTGAGTACGGGAGTAGAACCACCGAAATACGCACGCCAGAACATCTCCATAAAATCTTCCCCGATCCCACGAATCCCAAGGTGCTTTTCAGCAGTAAAAGACACCCGGCTCCACATATCTCTGGGAGTTTCTCCTGGCAGCAAATAACCCTCTCCCAGAATCTGCTGAGCTTCTTCGGTCAACCATTCGGGCTTAGTGGGCAGATTGTTGATATCAAACGTAGTGGTCATTGGAGAGGAGAAGGTAAAAAATAGGGTGCAAAAATCCATCGTCAACCCGGATCTGTTGACAATGGTAGAATGGAGTCAGGTCCTTCAGAGGCCTGGGGGTACCATTATATCACATTTCACCCCCGTTTTGTTTCCATTTGGCTCCTGACTCCATGAGTCCATCATTCCATGCGTCTTCAACATTTCTGCTTCTGTCGCACCAGTACAAGTTGGAGAGGCGGTTATTTGGTTTTCCGTCTACTCCAGTTGGCTTCTTGTGGCAAACAACAATATGGTCGCCGGAGGGTTTTACTGGGCCGAATAACGCCATTACGGCTTGATGGATAAAAAATTCTTCCCTGTGAGGTACACCATTTCTTACCCAAGTAGCGTTCATTCGGTACTTACCACGGTCGTCCGACCGGGGTTTCCTCATTTTAACCGAGCCATCTTCGTGGAGCCTACGCACTCTGCCCATGTTAGAGACCTGAAAAGGAGAATCTTTCCATGGGAGCCATTTTTCCATTTGCTCCTCTTCAGGTGTTAACTCTGGGACTTCTTGAAAAGATTCAACGTCGCCGTCTTCACCATCTTGAACTCCCCATCCTTCGGGGATGTTGATATTAATTTCTAGTTCTTGCATGTCAAATATCCCAGGCGTCTAGAGGCTGTTTTACATACCGGTCTTTATTAACACGGCGCTTGTGGGCTAGATCTAGCAGTCTGTCTGCTTTGCCAGTCTCTGAGATCAGACACACAGTTCCATGTGTTCTGTGCATGTACTCTGTGTCTTTGTCAACTTGGTGGTGATTGGGTTTGCTCATGGTGGAGTTTAGAAAAATAGTAAAAGCTCCAAGCTAATTCCGGATCATTGAAGCTCCTAGTGCCCGACTTGGTGGTTACAATCCAAGGCCCGTTAGGCTCTTGTTTGTACGGTTTAGGATGGGGATAGGAGCTTTCAGACACAGCTAGTTTATGGAGAGATCAAGAGACTTGAGATCAACACCCATAAAGTCCTGAGTTGGCTTCGCAACATAGGACCCGCCCGATTTAGGGCGAGCAAAGAAGTCGTGGTTAGCCTGGGCACGGACTAAAGGCTCAAACCATGAAGAAATGCTATTTGCCAGAGCAATCTCTTCATCGGTCATTTCAAATCTCAGATCAAGGTTGAGATTTGCAAGCCTATTGTTCGCCCTCAGTTTGAGGTAAGCCTTTACCTCTTTGAGGGAGACGGGGGCATTGGCTTCTCCGATAGCCAAGAAGACATTATCCAAGAAGGAATATTCATTCTCAAGTACAGCTTTGAATCCTTCCCAGATCTCGTCGATTTCCTCCTGATTAATCCCTACTTCTTTGACAAGTTCTTTGAACAGATCACTACCTGCGTCGCTGTGCTGAGATTCATCAAGACATGACCAGGAGATGATTTGGGCCAGGCCTTTGAATTTACCTTTGCGGCTAAATGCAAGTAGGATAGCGAAAGAGCTATAGAGTGATACTCCCTCTCCGGCTCCACTAAATACAGCCAAAGAGGCTTTACTGGACTTGCAATCAGTAAAAAATCTCTCTACCTTCCTCTGGGCAATGGGGTCAGAGATAAACTCTTCAAATTCATTGAGACCCAGGGTATCGCTGAGATAGTTATACGCACTGGCATGAATCTGCTCAAAAGCAGAGAACATCCGGGCCATGGCTTGGATTTCTGGTTTGGGGAACATTTTGCAGACTGTGTCTCCCCAATAGCAAGAAATACCCATCTCCGCCGATGTAAATCCTTTGAGAATACCGGCAATCAGGTTTCTCTCTTCCTGCGTAACGCCAGTTTCCCAGTCCTTTACATCGGACTTCATGCTGACTTCTTTTCCCCTCCAAGTGGAGCCCTCGGCTTTCTCAAAATATTCAAAAAATTGTGGATAATCAAAACCATGGGATTTTTTGTAAACCATGGGTGGATTGGACAGGAGGGAGCGCTGGGACATAGGGTGGGTTAATGGGTTAGGAGTCCTATTATAGGGTATTTTGATCGCCTTGGGCGATCACTTGTCGTAAACGTTGGTCAAGGCCTCGGTCTCAGGGAACCGCTTCTTGAACTGGGCCAGGGCCGAGTCGGGTAGAGAGGCGTTGAGAGCCCGATAGGCTTCCCCCATGGCGTCGGTACGATTGGTCTTCATGGGGGATTTAAACTCTTCACCCTCCTTGTAATTGGGGATTACTGTGTAAAATTTACCTGACTTGATGTCTTGAGCTAGATAATAGTTTCTGCCCTGGTGCTCACCGTCCTCTAGAACAACGTGTCCAACTGGGAGTCTAATAGTACCCACATCTCTCGGATCTTTGTCGCCAGTCTTCGGTTTGTAATCATCGGTGTTGCCGTAGCCCGATTTCAGTCCACCCTCCACTTTTGCAGCTCCAAATTTGCCATCTGGGTCTACATTGGTGCTATGGTAATCGTCTTCTCCTCCTTCTTCACCAGTTGCGTTAGCTGGAATGTCGTTTGCAGAAGTACCATATCTGGCTTCGCCAAACTCGTAAGACACCTTTTGCGGGTCTATAGAGTTCCAGCCGTAGGGTACTAGAGTATCTTCAGTCATTGATTAGAATTCGTCTGTATAGCTTTCAACCAGATTATGCAAAATGAAAAAAAAAGGCCGGTTTTACCCGGCCAGTTGATTATCAGAACTTGAGGTCGACTGCGTCTTCGCTCACTTCTTCCTGCTTGCTCAGGATCAGACTGCAGCGCATCCGGGTTTTACCATCATTGGTGAGGGTTTTTTCCTTGATGTGCAGAACTGCTGGCTTCTCTGCGCTAATCTCTGGCTGGGTAGCCAGAAGAGGACGCAGGGAGCTGTGAGCCCAAGCCTCGGCAGTTTCACCTTCGTTGGGGTATCCATCGAGGATGATACGGTACGAGGGGCCATAGGCAGTCTGACAAGCCCGGTAGCTGGTGACTTCATAGGAGCTGCCCTCCTCCAGATCCCGGAAGTCGATCTCATGGTCAGCACGTTGACGACCAGAGCCACGAGGAGTGGCTTCCTGGACAGTAGCCAGGATCTCAGCCTCCTTGCCTTTCTTCATCAGGGCGTTGAGGGCCTTGATTTCGGGCGGGTTCTGCCAATCCACGAAGCGAACAGCGACAGGCAGTACAACTTGCCCGCTACCGTCTTCTTCGTCTACGCTGATCATGAGGGCGTGATCATCGCCCCGACCGCTGAAATTGAACTCCGAGAATTCGGCTTCAAGGGTTACAGGCTGGTCGTTGATGGTGACGGTTACACCTTCTTTGCCGAGAGAGACAGGAATGTAGCGGTTACCCCACTGTACAAAGAACTTGCCGGAGGAGGTTCCTTCAACTTCGTCGTTTCCGACTTTCAGAACGGGGCCAAAGAGCCGGGAATACACCCCGTCTTCAGCTTTGATCAGGAAGGTGTTTTCTTCCAGGGGCAGTTCTTCCCCGGTCATAGCAGTAAACACCTTGTCCAGGTCCCGACGCATACCCTTGGGAAGGTTGGCGTTGGGAAGGGAGGTGTACTGATTTTCGTACTCTCGGCCTCCGAGGGGTGCCAGCTCGGGGGAGCCGGTTCCCACTTCGATCACGTTGACGGTGTAGGCCGCAGTAGTTGGTGCCATTGGTTGGTTCTCACTGAGATATGAAGGGGCAACCAGGAAGTATTGAGTCCCTGGTCGCTTCCCCTTCTTCTCAAGATCATAGCATGGATTTCCCGTTGGCGTCCAGGGAGGCCAGGTAAGATTGGGCCAAAATCCGGATTTCGTAGAGTTGGGTGCTGAGGGGATTAAATGGGCAAAGAGCGGGAATAAACAAAATCAGTCTGTCGTTCCACCACAACTGCCTCTCAAAGGGGCATTTGGCTGGTATTCTGTTTACCCACCACTCAGCAGTTCTCCTGTCCCAAACACTGGGCTCTAGGGAATGAATTCTGATTTTGGGCAGGGAGTCCACGAGAGAGCACCACCATTTGGGTGCTCTGGCTCGTCTACCACTAGTCGGATTTGTTGAGAACATCTGTAGATGTTACACCTTGCGCATGATAAAGGCAAGAGCGTAGTAAGGAGGGCGGTTTTCGTGCGGCTGACCACCACCGACCGTGGCCGGTGAAAATCCGTCTCCGGAGGCTGGGGAGTCCATTACTTGTCCTCCTCCTCCTGATACACCTTCGTTGTTTTGGCTAAACGGGTGAGTATGAGGTGGAATTTGATCCACAGTTAGGGTCACTTCCTTGGAGCCCCCGGTATTTCCGGTGGTGTACTCACCCCCAGAGCCGACAATAAACCGGTTACGAAGGTCGGGAGTGGAATTGGATCCATCGCAGAGAGACCACCCAGTAGGGACAGTCATGCCTGACCACATAATGATCCCACCGATCGGGCACACTTTGTTTAGTGCAGCCATGATAGCTTTTTCGGTGGCCAGTTTACTATCCGATGGCGAGGTCAGATTGATCCCGGAGGTGGAGTTAACGATTGAAGTTACTTCTTGTCCGGAGAGTGCCCCAAGCCTGATACCGTTAAACGCGATAGTTTCATTATTTAGCGGCAAGCCTATATTAATCCCAAATTGGGTAATGTTGTCACTCGGATCTGATGGATCCCCGCCAGGAAGTTCTACCGTGTTAGAAGTAACAGTAACACCATTTCCGCTAGAAACACTGCTATTAAAACGGATGTCTAGTTCATTGGCCAGGTCTAGAGCTGTGACTACAGCCTTGTCGCTAACACCAGAGGCGATACTGCTCTTCGCCCCCCGAATCATAGAAGAATCGGCTAACTGAACTAGGCCGGCTTTAGATTTACTGGCATAGACTTGAGGAGGATTTCTCGATGCGACAATGTCTCCGGTTGTCAATGACTTAAATTGAGTGTCATTGCTAAAGAACAAGCTGGTTCCCCGACCCATAACCAGATTCGACCCGTCCTGCATTAACAGGGTGTTACGGATGATCACATTATTCAGGACTTGGTTGGTCAGTCCACCAAGTTCTCCTTCGGCAGCCAGAGGGATAGAGAATTGTTCGCCGGAACGCAGGTCAAAGACAGTTGTGCCGAGGTAGTAATTGCCTTCCTCGTTCATACCAGTGGCATAAACTCTGCCACCACCCTCTTCTACAATAATTTTGCCGAGAGCAAAATCTCTTTCAAGTGGGTCACCTTGGAAAGATGGAAAAGCAGTGTCGTAGTTTAGGTAACCAGTCCACTCCCAGGTGTGACCGGATGCACGAATCACGCTTGGGCGACGTAGGCCTATTCTGATTCCTTCTGTGCTAACGCTACTAGAGGTTTTAACAGTAATTGCTGTCAAAGACGGGGACAAAGGGGCACTTAGCCATACTCCAGGGCGGGACTTAAATACCTCTAAAGCCACCTTTGTGATGCTATCTGTGGGGTCTTCTGTAGACTCCGGATAGTCATTATCTCTGTCCGGAGCATAGTCGTTTGTGAAAACACTTCTGGCCTTAGAGCTTTGGGCCAGGAATGTTACATACGATCCTGGGCTTGGAGGAGTGGCATTGAATACCTCCTCGTAGGTTTGGACGGATGTGATTGTGAATGGATCGGCTTGCAGTTCCGAAGATCCGTTCAGCGGATAACCGGAGACACCTTCTTGCTTTTCCAAAACGTAGTACGGTTGGGGGCTACGCAGTCCACGCTCTTTTTCAAATCCCTCCAAAACTACCCGATAAACCCTATCCTCGGAGCGACGTCTATCTTCAGCGCGAATCACCTTGACTGCGGAACGATCAAACATGAAGTCGATAGCCGCATAGGTTGCATCGGATCCGGTGGGAGAATTGAGCAACTTGTAACGGAAAGCGTAATTGAAGCGCTTTAGGAGGAATCCGTCGTTATCTACGTCGGTAGTTTCTTCTACAATCCCAGTGGTAGTTACAGGGATGTACCAGGCACCGGTGGGACTGGTGACCAGGTTACCGCTGTTATCATACTCCTGAGGTGAAGGATCCCAGACGAAGATTTTTGATCCGTCATCTAGGTTGCTGAAACCAGTAGTAGTTGGGTCTGGGGTTTTTAAGTTGCCGGTGTATAGGATGCTATTTCCGAGCTCATCAAACCCGTTTACATAGATTCTCTTTCTGTTGGCAACTGGTCCACCCGACAATTCCCAGGCTCCTGATCCAACACTACGAGTGTATGTGAATTGGCCAAAAGCTATATTCTTCGCAGAAGGTGCATTTGAGATAGTGAACGGGGACGAGGTGTTAGAGTTTCTAACATAGATACGCATTGTATCTGGAGCTTGTCCGCTAGGGGTTTTATTTTGTACGGTGTATACCAGAGTCTTCTCGTAGTCAATGGTTAACCCTGTGTTGATTTCAGTATCTTGAAGCGTAGCAGGGCGACCATCTGGGAGAGTGGCATAGCTCAGTGGAAGGGGCGGAATGATTTTCGTAAGCCTAGTGCCGCTGTATCCGGATGAAGTTGTCTTTTCATCTTGGCTAAATGACCTCTGTTTGAATCCGATACTGCGGAGAGAGATGTCTCCAAAGTCAGAACAAGAGTTGGTGATAGACAGGTCAGAGCCGTTATCAGAAACATAGTGGTCGCTGTTTCCAATAACGAATACGGACACAATCTGGATAGTAGCATCGTTGCTACCACGCATACCAAAGTGTCTGTACTTGAAGAGGTCGGTCGTACAGGTCTTGTACTGCTTACCAGATCCGGATTCTTTATTTATAGGGGGATCCTGATAGTAAGTCGTAGGATTGAAACAGTTCGGGTCGGTTTGCAGGGATACTTGGGTAAAGTTTGCAGTCACCATGGACTTGAAACCGCCAACCAAAGAACCGTTAGCCCACAAACCATTGAGTCCGAAGATTGATCTTACGCTGCAGTTAAAGATGTAGGGAGAAGAGGACCGGGTGCTATTGACATCGGGCAGAGCCAAAATAGTACCATCGGTATCTCTAATTCTAGTCGCTCCGGGGTATGCTATTGGAGAGTCGACCCTGCTATCACCCCCTGGGACGATTAATCCCGTCTGGTTCTCCTCAATGTCCTGAGCTCTGTTCTCTTTGTTAGATGGAACAGTAGCAACAATCGTGGTCTCAGCAGCTAAAGCCTCTAGACCTTCGGAGCCCCAGTTATCAAGCTCTCTGAACAGGTTATTTAGCCTGCTGTAGTAAGCTGTCTCAGTGCCGCCACCAAAGATTTCTTCTTGTGAGGCATAAGTTACACTGGTAACCGTATTGTGAGTTCTTGCGTGTTGCGGGTTGTCAGTGAAAGTTATTGAGCTTACATAGGTTCCGCCAGTTACTTTTAGAATCGAAGTTCTCTCTGTTTGAGGGTCGTTTTGTACCGGCGCCAGGGCGGGAATGTACATCGGACGGATCCGTACTTTCCTAATGTCCGTACCATCCAAAGAGATACCCCGTGGCAGGATAATTCCACCACCTTGTGGGTTTACTGCGGCCAGATTATCGTAGTACAAGGAGTCACCGATGGTGAAAATTCCGTTTACATACTCTAGGGTGACAATCCAGTTTGAACTGGAAGCCGAAGTTTTTTCTACCCTGGCAATATTTCCAACTGACCCGTTTTGGTTATAGAGAACCCTGCCAAGATTTAGAGGAGAGGGGGGCTGGGTAGATACTGGGTCTCCAACATCAACAGTGATGTGGACGGTTCTGTTTGAAACGAGTACGTCGCTGATTACAAGGGTTGTTGGAGTTCTTTGGACCAATCCGGTGTCTTCAGTTATTGATAAAGCGGCAGAGGAGCCAGGAGAGTTATCCACATAATAGTCTCCAGGGGCTAATTCGATCATGACACGGTCGTACCGATCATTAGCTGCGCCAGATCTCCTGGACTCCCTTACAGCCTCGATAATGGCCCTTTCCAGGGTTCTGAATGGAGCATTGGTGTCTGATCCAGAGTTATCAATGGCGTCATTTCCAATGCTGGGGTCGACGTAGATTACATTTCTACTGGTGGAAATACTACCAATCTGGCCAGTCCTGTCGCAACGAGGAGCATTGCTGACACTAATCAAACCGCCAGTTCCATTGGCATAAAGGGCTACAAGAGAATTGTAGACCTTATAGCATTTACCGACTCCTGGGTCTGATTGTGATGGCTCGAAAGAGTATACACCTGGGCTGGGCTCGGGGTATCTTGCTGGAAGTTGTTTACCATCTGGACACTCCAGGGCTACCCTGTCGCCAATAAATTCACGGCCACCACAGGACAAGAAGCTACCAAGGATGGGATTACATTCTGATCCAGGTGCTTGCTCAAATTTCCACTGATCAGTTGCAGCGTTATAGAATAGTTCGAGGTGAGAATCTCTAATGTTTACGATCCAATCGTCTGCAGAGTCGTTTAGAGATTCACTGCTTACAGGGTTGACACGCAGAATTAGTGGGAATCTGTCGAAAGTACCTGAGATATCTACAACAGCAAATCTGTCGGAATCACTGGGATTCTGAGGCAGAGTCAAGATGATGCTACCATTGCTGGTATCTACAACTACTCTTTCCCAAACGCTAGCGGTATAGTCAGCAGTTTTGATGACCGTATTGGTGAGATTTTGTGGGTAAGTATTAAGGTTGCCTACAAAAGTGTTAGGTCTAAGGTCGATATAACCGGTTCCAAATACCTCATTAGTGATTGAATCTACTGCCAAAGCCGAGCCAGTAGTATTCAGTTTCAGTTTCGCCAGGGGGATGTGGGCGTCTGAGACGCTAGGTAGGCTCTCTCCCATGGAGATGGTTACACTATCCCCGGCCGCAATATCTTCAAGAGCAGTTTTTTCTCTGATAAACAGGTAAGAGACCCTGTTAGAACCAGATAGAATCTGAACAGTCTGTCTAGGCCAAGAGATTTGCTGTCCAAATCGAGTAATGAATGTGCCACCCTCGACTGTAACACCGAGGTTTCCTGAGCCAACAGGTTTTACTGAAGGTACTCCTGGAGCTTCTACTTCCGAAGTTACTGAATCCCAACCAAGAACTATTCCATCGTGGGCAGTACGACCCACCGCAGTCTCAATATCTACCCTGGGGTCAGCAATTTCCCAGTCCTTTAGGGGGTCTCTTTGGCCAATTTCCCATCCAGCTTCTTCGCTAGAAGCAGGGTTAGCATAGTAATCTTCTCTAGAGCTCCCGGTAAATTTGCCCCCTTTTTGGACTTCGTCCAGATAGGCAGAAGATATAGTTTTACCGTTATTAAAGGAAATACGTTCCACAGATTCTTGGCGGGTTGAATAGCCTCTTTCTAAAGTGCTTTCAACGCAAAAACCTGGTAGCGTTAGGGGTATTTATGCCAAATTACTCTGCCCATCCACTTAGGACTAGGACCGAAAGAGCATAACTCGACTAAAACTTTGGCCCCACTTACAGCGTAAGTTGTTGGATTTGCTCCGGCTCCCCAGTCGACTTCATAGTCAAAATATGTGGTGGTCTGGATAGGTGTCCCTACAAATCTAAGCAAAATACGGAATTCCCTGTAAAATCCTTCGCCAAGAGACGACGGATCAGGTACAGGAATGGGGAGGTTATCGGGATTTGTTATATCTAAGTCCAAGTAATTGCCAGAAAACAGATCTCTATTAATTGGCTTATACACGCAAGATCCTCCCAATTCCATTGGTAGACCGTTAGAGTCAAAAACCCATGTCCTACCATCAGAGTTGTTCGTAGCGATTTCACCCTCAGACCCGTCTCCGATAAACGGTTCTTCTCCAGGAAGCGAAGTTGTAAGGGTTTGTACTGTGGCTTCCATATAATGCTTGTTCTAGATGGCTTTCAACGAAAAACAAGTTGAAAGCAAGGTAGCAGGAACCCTCTAGAAGTGTCAGCCTACTTAACCGACTCTTGGTCCACCATCTATGGACTATCTTCTGTTGCCTATGGGTCTCCGGATCGATATGCTGAGGTAGCGAACCAGGTTAGAAACTCCTCTGCTGTGGCGTTTTTGGGTGTGATGCCCCCTTCCGAGGTCGTGAGTAGTGTGGTCAAAAAGGAAGATTTTTTCCTTTCACTGCAAAAACAGTATATGGCCGGCAAGGATTTTACAAAATACGTTGATAGCCAGGGCGCGTCTGTAGAAGAGATTGCCGATTACCTGTACGAGAATACCATGAGCTCGTACAATGAGTATAGCACATACGACTATACCTTCACAGATGCGCTCCAGTATGTGTCTGAAGGAAGAGGTATACCCTTCGATCATCAAGAAGTCAAGTCTTATTTGGAAACTAAAAACCCCGACATGGAGATATATACGCAAATCGCTGCGTATATCCCACATACGAAGTTGGATACTTTGCCGGCCGGGGAACAGATTTTCATGTCAGATAGCGTGCCCTTGGACCAGGACAATGCTGGTATAGGCTTGGCCACTGGTTATTTAACTCCTAACCAATTTTTTAACGAGATCGCTTACCCCGGAATGAGTTCAAATGGGGATAATTTGCCGAGTACACTGGTCACGTCGTTGCAAGAGGGTTATGCTGGTTACCCTACTCTGCAACCTCTAGACGATCTTTTAAACCCAGGTTTTGCCGATATACCAACCTTAGAGGATATATCAGGATTCCAGAAAGTTGGTAGCAACGTCTATGGAGTTGGCACGATAGGTACTGTGAAAGATCTAAGCGGTATAGGTGCTTTGAGTACAGCAGATCAGGCCATGTATAACATCGATATTGCAGACATTATTGTTGAAAGAAACGGGTATACAGTTTACGACCCAGCTACTGACTCAAATGGGGACTTTATTGATCCATCTTTGATGGAAAAAAGACTCTCAAAAAATGGTGACCCAGAGCAGGGGCTACCTTCTTCGGCCAGAAGCCGCTCCACCACGTACTAATACTAATCAGCCATGGCAACAGAGATTTTTGGCCCCATTCTCCCCATACAGTTGGATAGCAGAAATGTTAGAGATATTGTACGAGGGATTCAATCGCGAATAAATATAGAATCCGGCGGTCAGCTAACTGATTTCACACCGGCGTCCCCCTTGGCTGCCATTAGTGAGGGGCAGGGGTTTGCTCAGGGTGAGTTACAGTACTACATGAATTCCTTGCCCGAAGCTGTGAGCATACAGTGGCTACGGTCTCTGGGTATTCAAAGAAAAATGGGATCAAAATCATCTGTAGAAGTGACATTCTACAGGGTTCCAGGTTATACAAGACCTGTCACCATTCCACCAGGGGTAAAATTATATGCAAATTCTGGACAAGTTTTTATACTAAGAGAACAGGTTTCTATAACTGGCGATAGCGCTGTTGGTATTGCATTCTCTGAGAGGTGGGGAAGTGTATACAATGTACCACCATCTACAATTACAAGGATTGAAAAAAGTTTCTTAGGGCTTGACTTTTTAACTAACCTGGCCTCTGCAACTGGCGGATCAGATCTAGAGACAGTAGAACAGATGAAGCTCAGAGCTTTTACTCTGCTCGGTAGACGAAATTTAACATCTCGTGATGACTTTGAGGCAGAAGTAAGAAGAGTAGCTTCAGAAGCCGATGTTGTCAAAGTGATCAACTACGAAGAAAGGTTTGGTGAGAATTCTCGTGGGATTTTTGTGGTAGCAGGTGGAGCTAATGGAGCAGCTCTGTCTACAACCAACAAGTCTTTAATATTGGCTACACTTAGGGACAGAGTACCGTTAGATGTAAAAGTCTACCTGGCCTCTCCTACTATCTTGCCAGTGGAGGTAAACATAAACATAATCTGGGATCCCAGAGTTACAACCACTTTTACAGACACTTTGGCCTCCCAGATCAAAGACTTCCTACAGATAGAAATTAATCCCTCTACGCTAGGACTGGGCAACAATCTCTCCACATCAAACATCTTAAGGGAAGTCTTAAACTTTGATTTTGTAAAAGAAGTCCCGGTACTTGATGTAAAAGAAATGTCACTAAACCCTGAAGGTGGTTCGTATGAAGGTGGCTACTGTGGTAGGTTTGAAGGGACAGAAAATACTGTAGACCAGAGGTGCGACTACGTCTATAAGCAAGTGTCTATTCGAGAGCTGTCTACACCGCTATCAGCTCCCAACTCCACCTCTGGATTCAGACTCTATCGGGCTGTAATTTCACTAATATCTGAGGTAGATTATAGCGTATTAAATTACACCTACGGAGCGTTATATGACATCGTCTAATAGTACTTGGGACAGAAAGTCCTCGAAAAAAGAAGTATCACCCGCATTCATCTTCGGCAGGTCTCGGGTTATTTTTGAGTTTGATAACCGAAAAAGATCCAGTCAATTCTCCCTTAAACTTGCGAATGTGAGGTTTAATTCTCAACTCTCTCATGTTATAAATACTGGTAGAAACGATCAGATATTGGATCTGGAGAGTACAGTAGAGGGAGGAGTCTATAAATACAGGTCTATTTCCAATGTACACTCAAGGCCGTCTCTTATTGGAGAGACTTTGACAGTTCTTGGAAACGGTTCACCCACCTCGAACTTGTTTGAGAACTGCTCAATTATTGGCGCTACCTGTGCTGACGGTACTACTAAACAGTGCGCGAGGGGTAAGTGTAGAATAGGTACCCTCACCAGGATTTCAGGAGAAAAGTGGAGATTCGATTCACTTCTGGTCAGCGGTTTGTATTATTTTGTCTTTGGTAGAGAATATGTAGATCTTAAGACTATTGCTAGAGGCAAATTTAAACTCCCCGCTGGAGCTGGCACAATAAGTGTATCACGAATGGCTAGCATTTCGACAAGGGTATATTTGCCTCCTAATACATACTCTACTGAAACTTTCACTAGAAGAGTTATTTTAAGTTACGCAAGTGATGGGTCCCTTTCTGGTATAAAAGATTCAGTAGACTTGTTTATTAGATTGGTATTAGCTGGAAAGCAGTCTGACGTACCAGTTGAATTGGATGTCAAAACAAAACTTCTGAGTGTTGTCAAATCCGAACTTGACGAGGCATGGTACTCCTTTGTAGAAGAAGAGATTGAAGACGCATGGTTGCAGCCAGGAGTTACCAATAAGCAGTTTGCCATTTTGTGTTACAATTCCCTATCGTTGTTGTACAAAAATGGTGTCCAGGTCCGCCTAAATGGGATAAAAGCATCTTCTGTGAATGTAGATACTCACATCGGGAGACCTATCTATGACCGTCTACCGGGTATACAAGGGGCATACAACAATGAGGGACAAGATACTGTGGCTAAGTGGTTGACTGCTGGGGCTGACGATGCGTTGTCCACCTCCAAACACCTTATTGATAACTTCTATAACTACTATCTAAACCCCGATACCTGCTACCCGCTAAACTTAGACTGGATAGCTCAGCATTTAGGGTATCATCCCAATATATGGGACTCCACGTGGTCTAATTCAATCAAAAGAGTTCTTATCAAAAACGCCCATGTTAACTTGGCTACAGGAGATATATGGACTACTGTAGCAGAAGATGACACTTTGAGAAAAATTGATCTGTCACGGATTGAAAGAACTAGCGTAAATACTGGAACTGGTGTGGTTACTTTGGCCAACAGATATACCACTAAAGTGTATAATACTTCCACCAAACTTACTACGCTGCAGTATTTTAACAATTTGGTTGTAGACAATAGCGCGTGGGAAGGAGTACTACCTTCTCGTGGCAGCTTGATAACTCTCCTATTCATGCTATGGGTGTTTGGCATAAAAGCTCATAGTCCAGGCGAACTCCAATACTCAAACACAGATAGCACATATTCAGTTAAAAGCGGCCTCAGAAGTCTGTCAAGTGACGCTCCAGTGAATATACCCTATTCCGTAGATTTACTGAGAGTGGGGGATGGTGACGACCTTGAGTGCAATAATTACCCTAACCAGCTTGTAGCGGGTATAAGTACTTGTCAGGACGAATTATCTGCAAATACCATTGTATTAAGGATGCCTTTCTACTATAATAGAAATGGCAGGAGCTGGGATGCCGCCACTCTGATTATGGAAAATTATGCCCCCTCTACTTCCACATCTAGAGTCCAATACGCCTATGCTGCTGCGGATTTGGCAGTGGCTGACGATGTCTTTTTTGAACCAATCACACCATGAATAATAACCCATTTATCCCGTTGGCCGGTGTAGTCCAAGGGCAAACAAGAATGCTTGAAAGCATCGGAGCCCCCTACACTGATCTCTTTAACGAATCCGCCGTTATCTCTGACGTAAATGACCCACTCAAGTTGGGCAGGGTTAAGGTAACTACTAGTGATGGGTTTCTTTCTGGCTATATTCCAGTCTACGGATCAAATAGTGGCACTTTAAGTGCCAGGTTTATTGGCACGGAGGTAATAGTTGGTAAGCTTAATGGTCGAGCTGAGGAAATGTTTGTTATAGGGATTACTAGGTCTAATCCAGATACTGGTATTTCTGGCTTACCCATGCAACTACCCATTATCGATGAAAGCACCGCTCAGTGGAATAAATCCACTGACTCCGGTATGCTCTGTAACGAGGAAAATAAGGGAAGAATGTATATCCTGAGTAACGAGATGAACCAGGATTTGGTTATATGTATGAGAAAAAATAATAGACAACTTGGTGGAAAAGATATTTGGACTTGGAAATCTCTAACCAATGGGATTTGGGTAGAGAAGGGGTTTAATCCTGGTAATAGCAACTCACCAGTAATTACACAATCACAGTTGGACAATCCTGGGATACCTGAGTGCAATCAGGCCATGCTCGGAGAAGTCCATGATTTTTCTGAAGATCGTGGATTTAGGACTACGACTATGGTCTGTAGAAAAGATGAAAATAAGAACTACTCTTGGGCTCCATTGGGATCACCAGCGGTGTATTTTCGTACGACTTTGCCGAGATGCGATGAAAAATTACATGGAGTGGAGGCAATACTGGACGATGGAATAAACTCAGAATTTATGGTATGTCAGAGATACCAAGGATTAATGAGGTGGGTGAGGCAAGGTAATAGAATACCCCAGAGGTTTTATGGTAAAGATTTACCACTGAGCAGGATAGATTTCCTCAGCTCGTTTAAAGATATATCTTCATTGGCGGAATCTACTATTACTTCCCCGCAATATGACTGGGCAAAGGAAAACAATATTGCTAAAGTTGCCATAGATTCTTTCATGTCCAATGTTCCCCCCACTGGCACCGATGAAAGACTAAAAGTTCTGCTAAAAGCTGCCAATTTGATCCCAGACTCTGCTTTTGATGGTGCTGCAACCCTTAAAAACGTGGCAAAAGCCTCGCTTGAGTCGAAGACTGGCATTCCTGCTGACGAGATAGTAGATGCTATTACCGAGCAGATATCTAGGACAAACGACGTAAGTCCAGAAACTAAAAAGATCTTGGAACAGGTCGGCGATGCAGCCGATGTTTTAGTAAACGGTGTAAAAGAAGGCACTGTAAACGAAGCTCTGACAAAGATCGGCCTCAATGTAACACAAGTTGCTCTTGAAAGTGTTGACCCTAAGCTAGCATCTGTCGTAACAGGGTATGCCACTAATGGGATTGTAGGTGCTGTGGACACGGCAGTGGCGTTGGGTTTGGACCAACTTCCGCCCGAAGTAAACAAATATGTAAAACCTGTAGTAGAAATTGCTAAAGATTTACTTTTGCAAGAATATCCGGCTAGTGTCGGGAATATCTTGAATTCCGCATCTGATAAAGGCCTATTGGGAGCGATTAGTGATACACTTAATGGCGCATTAAAAACTAACCTTGTAACTCCGCAGTTGTTGAGCACAGTGGTTACAAAGTTGACTGATGGATCTCTAGGTGAGATTCCTAAGTTGTTCAACTCTTTGAAAAATCTAGACGCTGTACCGAAGCTGTCTGGAGGCATTGATTTGCCTAGCTTGGCAACGACAGTGCTATCTCTGGCCGGTCAAGCCGGTGAGCTGAGTAAACTGTTGGGTAAAGGTGGAATAGGATTTAAGGGTTTTGACGAAGTAACGGGTTTAGACTCTGCCAAACTAATTCTCGAAGGTATCAAGGCGTTAAAGGGCTTGTACTCACCACAGAAAAAGGAAGATGAATGCCCTTGTGGTAAAAAGTGTAGAAAAACTGAGCAATCTGAAGACAGTGATGGCAATAATTTATTGGAAAAATGTGGAAGTGTCACTAAAAATAATGCCACAGGATTTGGAGGGGACCCTGTAAACAACAATAATAACCCTGTAGCCAAAGAAGCAGGGACATCTCCTACGAAAATCGGGGAGAGTTTAGTGCCGCCTCCTCCAGTACTACCGGAGTCAGTCGTTGCAGCTATATCTGCAGCCGGTGAAACTTTGTCTACTCCTGTAGATTTGACTGCAGCTATTAATGGAGTAGAAAGAGTCAAAAATATGGCCAGACGGTTAAATGAGTCTCGATATGCGGACAAGACTGAAAGAGATACTGAGATCGCTTATACCTTTGAAGCTATAGAGAAGGCTATTAAGATCCTAGACAATAATATCACAAGAATGGAATCTGTCCAGAAAAAGATTATTGATTCTACTTATAATTTGGTGAAAACTTTGATGTCTGATGAGAAAGGATTAGCAGTGCTTCCAACTTTGATTAACGATGTGCGAGAGGTATCTGGTGCTGTCCAAGACTTGTACAAATTCGCTGAGTCTCTAGATAAAACAAAAAATGGAGGAAGTGCTGGTGTTAGAATGACGAAGAATCTATCCGAGACTTTTGCTAATGTTTCTAACTTATCTTCTCTTAGTGAAAAGACAAAAATTGAGGCTACAGATATACTTAACAGGGGCATCACAGCGGCCAGCAATGAGTGGAACACAATGTCTCCTGGATTAGTGTCTGTTACTCCCCTGGGCGAGTATGGCCCCATGATTCCTTCTCCTCACACAGGATTGAAGACATTTTTTGACAAAGACATAGTCAGAGCCATTAGCATTGAGTCTAAAGTAGAGGACACTTTGGATATCAAAAACCCAGTATTTAACAATATTCTCTCCCCCAATCAAATTGATACGCTCAGGAATACTGCAGTATCCGGAGTTGAAAGCACACTGTACGATCGAATTATTGGTCGAGAAGGGGAAACTTCTTGTGAACAAGTCTGAACTCGCTAGGGAAAAAGAGCTTGTAAAGGAGATGCAGGGCAGAATAAGCTCCCTGGATCATGACGAGAAGAAGGAACTTTTGCGGCTAAAGTGCAGAACTGAGTTTATTACCTATGCAAAATTTATCACAAGATCTGTCAGCAATAGCGGCGTTTTTACGCCCTACGGTGTACATGAACTGATTTGTCAGTATGTACAAAGTGTTTGCGATGGGGAAGATAATTATAAACGAACCACTGTGTCTCTAGCTCCACGTAGTGGCAAGAGCATGTTGATCTCTAAACTTATGCCCTCCTGGCAGTTAGGGAGAAGTCCTGGTGCGCAATTTATTATGGCGTCTTATGCTTTGAAGTTAACTCACGAGAATTCTAGAGCTATTTTGAATTATGTAACCAGCGACATGTTCAAATGGATTTTTCCGGAGTGTACGACTAATGAGAGAGATTGCAACTTGCGGACCATTAGGACAGCGCAAGGGGGCATTATCATGTCTGCCTCTGCAGGATCTGGTGTAACTGGATTTGGTTTTGGAGTCACCAGCAACGATGACTTACCTGGTATTGGCATCTTAGACGACTTGTTAGAAGACGGGAACTCTACGCAAGTGCTTGAGTCCACGTTCAAGTGGACTGCAACGCAATTTTTGACCAGAGGCCTACCCAACAACTGCGTAATGAGCATTGGAACTAGATTCCACAAAGAGGACGTCATTGGACGGCTACTAAAGTCTGACCCTGACGGTTGGCTAGAGCTCAACGTACCAGCTTTGTGCTTAGATGAGGAAAACGACCCATTGCATCGTAAGCTAGGAGAATCCCACTGGCCTGAGTTCTTTCCTGTGGAGGCTCTAGAGCAAATTAAGAAGCAGGATGAGCAGACCTTCAATACACTTTACCTGGGTAGGCCGCAGGGCGAGAATGGAGCTATATTTAAGGACACCTGGTTTGACTACAGGGACAATAATCTCAAGACCGGATCGTATGAGTATGTGTTTGCTACTGCGGACACGGCACTCAAGAAAGGAGAAATGAATGATAGTTCGGTGATTTGTATTTTTGGAGTAGTAAGGAAGAGCAGAAATCTCCACTTGCTATACGTTTACAAGGAAAAGATGGAGTTCCCCGAACTCTTAAAGGCTATGCCTGTATGGCTAAAGACTTGGAAAGTCCGGGCCATGTACATTGAGAGCAGGGCCAGCGGATTACCCTTGATTCAAATGTTGAGGAAAGAACTCAACATACCTGTCAGAGAAGTAATCCCGACAAAGGACAAGATCTTGAGGGCTAATGAGGTAAGTCCAGTGGCTGAAAGTGGGAAAGTATCGATATATTCTGAGATTCCCATGCTTGGCGAACTTATGTCGGAGTTGTGTGCATTCCCCTTTATCAAGCACAATGATTTCGTTGATAGCTTTTGCATGGGGTTGAAGGTATTTAAGGAGGAAATTATGGGATCAGCCAAGGCTGTACACGGCGGTAGCAGAGCACATTTGCCGCAGATTAACCACACGGGGGGATCTCAGAGGGCAACTAGCAGATTAACCAGGGGGGACATTAGGACAAAATACCTATAAGTGTGTTATAATTGGTAACATCTCGTCTAAGCGGAGGTTTATGTCTGAAGAGAGCAATTTTAAGTACCGAGTCGTACTTTTTGTTCAGCCAGGTTGCCCGGCATGTGAGGCTATGAAGCCTATTTGGAGCAAAGTAGCTGGCGAAGTCGAAGAAGAGTACCCGGAGCTGAGAGTTGGCTGGGGAATTATGAATGTTCTAGACGATGACTGGCAGTTTCTAGAATCCCTGGTGCCCGATGAATCTGGTCAGGGGACACCCGAAGTAGCGATCTTTGACGAAGAGTGCAACCTGTTGGCGTATGACGGTAGCGGCATTATGGCTGCTAGTCAGCTAAAGGATTTTGTTATCAAGAACACGAAATGAAGACCACAGAACAGAACCCTATGAAGGGAGTAAGAAGGTCCGAGTATGAGAGGACCAGGGATAAACACATTAGGGAGAACATGTGGAAGGCTTCTCATACGGCTAGAAAAATTAGCTCGTTTAGTGGTTTGCCATACGACGAGCTAAGATCGGTTGCTCTTGAGGCCATGGTCAAATTGTATGACAAGTGGGACCCGACTAAAGCAAATTTTAGTACGTGGTTAAACAGGTCTCTTAATTTTCAGGTTCTAAACTATCTCCGTGATCACTCCAGGATGATCAAAATGCCCAGATCTTACGCTGACGCATATATGAAAATCCGGAAAATTATCGGAGCAAGGCCGGAAATTAGCGATGAAGAAGTCGCCAATCAGACTAAACTCTCTGTGAATTTAGTTAGAGAGACAAGGAACGCATACCAGGTCACTTACCAGGAAATCAATGAAGACACAGAGATGCCGGTAGACGGAATTGATCTGTCAGAAGATAACCTCGACCACATGCTTTTAGACTACAAGGGTATTCTTGAGAAGATTGCAGATCTCCCAGAAGTGGATTATCAGTTCTTAATGGATGTGTACGTCGATAAGCGTGCCAATTCCACGATCTTCAGAAAGTATGCCGGTGTTACAACACCGGAGAAAATCAAAGAGAAGACTAAAACCATTCTGAGTGGTGTGCTAGAAGAAAATCCGTGTCAGCAAGATACTTGACAATCTGCGACCAGCAGTACAATAAAAAACAATTCTCGGAAAGATGGGCGAGGATTGTGAATGGCTATGAGGTTGGCATAACCGTTTCTCCTGGGGACACTGCGTTTTTAGCGGATGTCCTCGGGAGAATACCTCGTTTTGCCAAAATTCTAGCCAAGGGCAGGGTAAGCTTTAGAGTTGTCCAAAGGGTTTTTAATGGAAAGAGGGTGAAAGGAGTTGTACTCGTAACGGCCAACTCAAAACACGAGGTATGGGCGGGGAAGCAAGCGGTTACTGACGCCGTCTTTCCAAAATCTTCACCTCACGATCCTAGTAAAGAGAACAGAAAGAGTGTTCTTAGGGCTCTTAGATCTATTATAGAGCCTCAGATAAAGGAGTACAGGAAGAGGTTTGCTGGAAAGTCGGTCATTAAGTCTTCTTTATCTGGTAAACCAATCTTCGGCCCCTACCATGTTGACCATGTGTATCCGTTTATTCGGCTTGTTGAGGAGTGGTGCAGAGATGGAGGTTACGATTTGGAAACTATACCAGTAAAGTGCAGAGGGGCCACTTGCAAGCTTCAGTCAGTTGAGATGGCCGAAAGCTGGTTTGACTATCACGCATTCCACGCTGAGTTCCAGGTGCTCGATGCTTCAGAAAATGTGTCCAAGGGGTCAAGGTATTTTGGGAGAGGGAAATAGCTCGTCAAATATCCTCGAAGCCTCTTGAGCTAAAAGATCTCCTATTTCGGGAGATGCGTCTGAGATGGTGTTTAGCCACGGCTTGTCAGGCCACGCATCTTTTGAAAAACCGGATATTATAGTGTAGACAGGTTTAGTCTTTAGGCCGACAAGGGATTCAGTTCTTTCTCCGTATTTCTCCTGAAGGTATTTGATTACAGGGGAATCAGGACCCTGTTCTTCTAGCTTAGCTTCGAGGTTTTTTAGCGCCCTCTGGAATGTTTTAAATAGCTTTTCCCCAGCATTATCGCTTGATACTGTAATGCTTGCTTCGGCTATAGACCGAACGTATTGAGAGATGTTGTGTGTTAGTTCTCGGGTGTACGCCTCGGTTACGGATTTTAGCAGATTTACTCTGGCGTTTTCAGCTATCTGAGCGACTGCTTCTCTCTTTACAAGATTAACTGCCGAATTTTTAATGAGATCTTTGACAAATAAACCTATGAGTACCTGGGGTATTGGCATATATTACCTGTTGCACTTAATCCCCTCTACAAATTTTTCAGCAGCAGTAGCCCTTTTTGTATCAATTACTAGTGGTACTTCATATATATTTTGCCATTGATTAGCTGCTTCTGAAGCTGTTCTTGCTGAGTTTAATATACCAACAAGCCTGCTATACTTGGGATCTTTCAGCTCTTTTAGAATAAATTGTAGCTGACACTGCAGAGTATTAGTAGTACAGTAGTCTCTCTCAATTTCCGTTCTCCTAGGGCCGCACCATTGCGCCAGTCCGTAAGCTGGAGAATTGGTATTTGTACACCCCCTTCCTTCGTTTATTTTTGTATAATCTAGCGACGATTCTACAGAGAAATTTCCTAATACTCCTGCATAGCCATTTATATTGTTTATTCCTATGGATTTAAGTGCATCTATTACCGCATTAATCGTTGAAGTTTTGCTTGAGAAGTAGTCCCCGGTATATCTGCATTCCGATGCGGGAAACCCACTTGAGACATCTGGCGAAGATGTTACACCACTTCCAGCAAAAAAGTTAGAGAGTTGCTGAGCTTCAGCACAAATAACTTCGCAAGATGTTTTGCCATCACTTAGTTTCCAGCACAAATCCCCCAGTGACCTAATGTACCCGTAGTAGTCCCCTCTTTCTGAAAATTCACTCTTAAACTGCTTCATGTATTCGTCAAAAGACGGAAGAGTTTGGACTCTTGACGCTACATTACCCCAATCGCTAACCCCGCTCAACGATACGCGCAAATCCCCCTGCGTCCAGTTGTATCTGGCCCCCTTAATAAACCACTTTGAAAATCTTGTAGGGATCCATACTCCTGGGTCAATAGTTTTAGGTCTACCTTGCTCAACCCAACTGTCGTAGTTGGTTACGAAGGACAAAATAGTTCGGCCGGGAACAATTCTTAGAGCTCGCGGAATACCCTTAAACTCTGTGGTAATATCCACACCAACTACTGCAGGTCCACCTTGAACACCAGCTCCGTACCTGGACCCTGAGCTGACAGATATTCCCCGGACATTGTTTGTAGATCCGTCTGCCAAGTGGGCGAGCAAAAATTCCCCCTTGGGGGTTTTAATTACAACATAGTTTCCAGTTATTGGATCAGAATCTACTACTGTTACTACTCCGTCGATTAGTTCGATAGGTTTGTTATTAATATCCCCCTTGAGGTCTACTAAATCTACACCCTTGTGGCCTTCCGGCCGATTGCGGTCATTATATGGAGAACTCACATCGTAAGATGAAGGTTTTCTACCATTAATTGTAATCACACCGTCAAGGTCAGAAGGTACAATTGGATCTCCTTTTTTGCTACCTTCAAATTGTGCGTGCAGGTGGGGTCCAGTGCTGCTGCCGGTACTACCTACTCTTCCGATTACCCTACCTATCTGAGCTTGTGATCCAGTTGCTTGAGCAGCAATAGCCCTCATCAGTGGATCCATTCGGGACCGGTATAGATCTTCTTTTTGTGCCGCAGTGCCGTTCAAGAAAATATCGGCAGTTGCCTGGTCGCATTTGCCTACTTCGAGAATTGTTCCACCTTTATTTGGTACAAAAAGACCGCCTCTATGGTTTACGCTAAATGCTCCATATACCTTAGCTAATTTACCATCCAACTCAAAAATTCTACCTTTACGCGGAGGAATAACTCCAGATCTTCCATTCGCAATGTCATTGTGAATTTCAATAACATGCACCCCCCTGCTAACTGCTTGTACTACAGAATATTGAGAATTTCCTTCCCATTGATCTTGCCCCTTCGGGGGTATATAGAACTCTACTTTATCTGCAATTCCATAGCTGGCTGCATTTCTTTGTGCCCATTTTACTAACTCTATGTTAAATTTTCCTTCACTGGAAACTTTGTTACCGCTCTCCAATGGTGCTCCAGAATCATTTTTAAAATACCCAGGACCAAGACTGTCCGCGTGTCCAGCAAGGAGTAGTATGCCATTGGAGGTCGCCTTATTCGGGTTCCAATCTCTATTAGAAGCCCTCGAAGTTGCGGGAGTCACTGACGGGCTATTTTGAGTAGACCTTAAGCCCAAATTTCTCTTGTCCTGATCAGTTAAACCATTTAACGGAATAGCATACTTCCACACCAATTCTGGGCTTATTGTGATCTCTTTATTTCTACCGGATCCGCCAATATAGAATCTTACGAACTCCCTCTGGTCTGCCGATACAGTACCAATCTCTTGGTTCAATTCAACAACGTAATCTTTTACTACCCCCGTGGCTATAGTGGCCAAGTTTATGGATTCTTGATAAATTAGAGTATTTTTGCAAGTAGGTATAGTCTGCCCTTTTAAACAGTATCTCAGAAAATAGTTTGTCGCAATTACGACTCTGCCATTGTCTTTGGTAGATACTTTGCCATCCAGTAAAGCTACTGATTTAGTCTCACTCGGTCCTACGCCAAATAGACTAGTTTTGTCCACTTTTTTAGTAGTAACATCTGGGCCACCCTCAGTCCACACATATCCAGAAGAAGAGAACCTGTCAGAATATTGATTATTATATCTCTCAAATTGCTTGGGGAAGGATTTTATATCCGTACGTGCATCTTTTAGCTTTGCAGTTCTATTTTGTCTATAAATATCCTCAACAGTGTACCCTTCGTTTTCTCTCAACGGCGCATCATCAAAGTTATACCCTAGCCCCATATCCATACTGTACTCTCTGTTGAGATTTAGTGTGTTTTCTGGGACATTTCCACTGATGCTGTACCCCTCGTAGAGTCCTACACCCAGATAGAAAACAGAGCAGCCCTGGTTTACATTTCCCCTTGTGCAAATTGATATCTTTTTGGCGAAATCTTTTGTTGGAAAAGAGTAATATGTTCCACCCACGCTGTTGAGATATTTACTCAGAAGCTCGTTTCCAGTAATCCCCCTCTCCCTGAAGGAGCGTGGAAGTAGATATTTTTTGATGTCTTTATTGGCTAAATCGTTGCAGAATGAGACTTGATAGTCGTACTCTCTTTCTATAATCTCTTTGAGGTTTTTCTCGAGAGTTTCACCTTCTTTTAGTTGAAAATTGACTAAATTTTGGTTAAATGAGTGTACTTGCGGGCTGATTCCTTGGAGAGTGACTTGTGGGTAGGTCGTGCCGTGTTGTATTGAAAACCCTTGCAGTCTAAAGTAAGTGTCAAGTCCAAAACGAGTACCCTTCACGTCGTAGTAGTACTTTATTACGATGTGTGCAAAATCTCCAAGAGCGCCGCTTCTTAGGTTGGGGTCTTCTATCTCGATATAGGGTCTACACTTGCCTGACGTTGGGCTTTCACCTTCTTTGCATGAAGGCAAGAGAATATTATTCCAGGCAGCCTGAGAAGAACCCCCGAAAGCCGCCGCGCTATCGAAGAGTGCTGCCCAGGCAATACCTGTCATGTACGGGTCAGAGAGAATCACATTAGCTGTGGATCCCTCAAGTGCGTTTACAAATTGACTAGCGTTGGTTTGCTGATCTAAGTTTGTTGTAATGTTATTCGCATTCCAACTTAGATTGATTTCAGCACTAATTATCTGCTTTTCGCTAAAGACAATTAGCTTGTCGCTAGAATATGGCCTATAGGCTACTACGCACTTGCAGCGGTATAGGCTGTTCATCAGCTAATAGTGTTAACGGTAGCAGTAGCTCCAGATCCAGTGGCTCCAGATTGTCCGGCTTGAGCAGTATCAATGGTCAAAGAAATGACGCTACCTACAGCGAATCCATTACCACCCGAAGTGATTGCGGTAAGCGCAGTGACTGCGCCGCTGGCAATAGATCCGGTGATTGCCGCAGCGACATACTGAGAGGGGCTTGGGCGATTTTGTACGGCCAGTGTGCCAGCGAATTTTACGCCCGTGGCAGTGTCTACTGTTCCGTCAGTAGTGTAGCTCGATCCTCCGGCACCCAGGGTAAGGGTTAGAATAGCTCCCACCGGTACCACGTTATCAAGAATATCGGAGATGGTTACACTGAGCTGATGAACAGCAACCATGAAATGGAAATTTTCTTCTCCTTCAAGTCCGACGTATCTGGCGATATTTACCAGTTGGCTGTTCAGTCTGGTGACGTATGGGTCGCTAGGCACATCGGGGTTGTTGACCAGGGCGTTAACAATCAGTTCCAGGGTGCCGTATGCAAACTTTCTGGCTTCAAATCCCATGCCAGGTCCGCAAGCCACGAATTTGTTTTTGATGGCAGTACGGGTTGAGGGGGTATTACTACCACTATTGTAATCTAATACCAGCTTTTCAGCTAGAGAATCGGCAAAAAATGTCTGAAGTTCGCGCTTGAATTCAAATTGAATTCCTACTAGTCTCTTTAAAGTTTCTGCTGACATGTTTCCGGTAGGGGAATGTACCCCGTTTAAGAGCTTTCAATAAGCTTTCAACGAGAAAACGGATTTATGCCAATCTGATCTTCAGTACCCCGGCTGTGTGATACATTCCGCCGACTGGTACTGGAGGTGTTGCGGCAGCGGCGGCGGCATCGTTAGCAAACTGCCTAATCCCGGTGAAATTTATTCTACTGAAAAGTACCGGAGAAGTACCATTTACTGTCTTAGCAACACCATCAGCCCCAACATAATACAGTTCCTCGTGCACCTCATTTAGAAAAAGTTCACCTCTTTTTACAGAGTCGGGGTCGTTGGTATGCAGATCTTGAACGTACTGTTGTCTTTTGTTGGTATCAGACGTAAAACGGACCCCCCAGCGGGGTTGAGGAGCTTGTGGCATGGCCTCTACTTTTGACTTGCTATCCTGCTTTCAACGTGCTAGAGTGCCAGGAACATGGAGATGTAGCAATGGAATCTATTGTCTTTCTTGGAGCTGACAGGGCCGGCAAAAGCACGGCCATAAGGAATGCGGTTGCTGGAGTTCAAAAACAGGGCAAAAAGTATGAAGTTCTTCACTTCACCGAAGTTAAACCGCACCATAAGAAGTCAAATGAGCAGTTTATTAACCAATTGAATAAAGTTGATAGGGGTATTGACACCTTGTTCCTGGACAGATTCGCTTCAGATACGGTTTTTTATGAGCCTTACAGGTATCAAATGCCCCCGATTGATATCAAAGAGGCCCAGGAAGCCGAAGACCTGCTAATTAAGATCTCCGATTCGGTCAAAGTTTACCTTCTAATGCCACCCTTTGATGAAGAGATGGTGAAAAGACATGAAGACGAACTCCTTTATATCCACGCTCCGGGTTGTTCGGATTTCTGGTTAAAATCTCAAATCGAAAAGAGAAGAATTGAACATGAAGAGTATTACAAATTTACCCTCAATCATTTAAATAAAACAAGCAACTTTTCTGATGTTAAGATATTACTACTTCCGGGGTATTCTGGCCCCGTTTCGTTGAAAGCTTATTGTGGGGAGGAAGATCCTTGCTCAAGTTAATTCTCCTTCCCGAGGCGGAATCGCACTAGCGGTCCGCTCTTTTTTGTATCTAAACTCGCGCCATGGCAAAAGGCAGAACCCGCAGAGAAAAGGTTACTGAGAACTCGGTACCTGGCTACAATGAGATTGCGTATGGACTTCCCCCCTCTAAAGGGGACGGTGTATGCTCTATTCAGCCTAAGAACGAGAATCAGCGGGAAGCTATGGAATATCTGAGAAGTAAAACTCTCACAATCCTGACTGGACCTCCTGGTACTGCTAAAACTTTGCTATCAGCTTATATCGCTTGTGAAAAATTGCAAAAGCGACAGATTGACAAAATTTACTATGTCAAGCCAATCGTCGATGTGGATGGAGAAAAAGGTATCGGATTCTTGCCCGGTACTGAGTCTGAGAAACTTGAGCCTCACATCGCCCCGTTGAAGGACTCTCTCTCGGTTTTTATGGCGAAAGGAAAAAGTGATTACCTCTTTGATAAAAAGATTATCGAGTTTATCCCGATTGAGTTTCTAAGGGGCAGATCTCTACACCGCTGCATGGTTATTGCGGATGAGGCTCAGAACGCCAAAGTTTCAAGTGTACTGACTATTCTCACTAGACTTGGTGAAAACAGCACAGTCTCCCTATGTGGAGACGTGGTTCAGAGGGACCTGTCTGGCCGATTCGGACAAGATGGACTGACAGAAGCGAAAAGGAGGCTCAGTCACCTAACCGAATACGTCGGGCACGTCGAGTTTCAAATGGACGACATTGTCCGATCTGGATTTGTTAAAGAGGTTATTCGGTCTTACTCCGACCTATACGAGGCGAAATAGCCGATTGAATGCCGGTCTGTAACCCAGAAGGGAAGAAAAGACCGGCTGCGAACATCCAACGGTCCCCACACTGATTCGGTGAATGGGGACCTTTAGTCCAGTTGGGGATTTCGCATGCAGAAAGAAAAGCTAGGCAAAAAACTGCTTCGCAGATCAGAAAAGTCACTCCTTCCATGTGTGATCTTTTAGCAGTCATTTTAGATCTCGTACACTGTAAGTGGATTGTGAAGGGTATAGGATAGGACTACATCGAGGGGATTAGTGTCCACCGTGTTATTGTGCCACACATGTAGCACATCTCCCTGCTTTAGGGTAAGTTTGTTGCCGTGAATGAGGTCGTAGGGGATACTTGCTGGCATCTTGTAACCGCTCAAGATTCTGGCAGTCTGCGACCCATTGACGATTTTTGCCCACACCGACAACTCTGAAGTAGTCTTGTTGCAAAGTAGAATTGAGGTTACAAGGGCAAAATTCTTCTCATGCTCCAGAGTTGCTCCGTTAGACGGCACGGTTAGGATTATTCCCTGCGGAGCTCCCTCGGTGCTGGAGGGTGATGCCAGTACGTTGGTGGATATGTTAGAAGGTAAAAGCATTGCGTTGTCAGCTCCAGAGAAGGGAATTAATGAACTGGGTGGCGTGCAGTCCGACTATATCTGCACGACGTGTTACAGAATAGGCACTCACTGGTGTTGCCTCGGACTCAATAACACTTGTGCTAAGGACTAATGGAATTTCACTTCCAGCTCCATCTTGTAGACGGCCCTGGTTTCTGGGACCCAGGTTGCCAGTTCTTTTATTCGGAACTGGGGCAATGGGTACCCCATCGACATCGGGTTGACCGGTTACGGTACTCAGGATTACGTTTTTAAACGTTTGGGATATATCGTAGTTTTGAATATTTTGGGCCATAATTTATCCCTCTAGACTGCTTTCAACGGCCATTCGCTGTATTCCGGCGCCAGCACAAGGGCGGCGAGATCGTCGGTGGCAGTGGTTGCGCTGATGGCCGCTACCTTTTGCTTTGCGGCAACGCGGATGGCCTCGCGCCAGGAACGAACATCTTCTGGAACGGCCTTGCCGTTGTCAGCCTCACGAATCACCATCCAGTCGGTAGGTGTTAGCAGTGAGTTCGCAATTTGGTAAGTTTGGGATGTCCACTGTTCGACAAGCTGGGCGTGATCTTTGGGAATCAAGCGGTTGTCACCGTCGTAGCCCCAGTAGAAGCGTTGGTCATAGGGCTCGGGGTCTGGTATCTCAATGATACCGATCGCCTCTTTTTCTTCCAGAGTGGCGAGCCTTAGCCAGTTTGCTGGGTAACGAGTACCACTAGCGTCTGTGAAAGGGGTGTCAACAGCGAGGGGTTGACCGTTGAGAAGGAAGGCCATGGTTAGCTCCAGGGTGAGGTGATGCCCGTCATAGGTCAGCGGGCGAGGGAGTATTTCGCGGGGAACTCCGCAAATGCAGCGAACACATACGTGGCACCACTTGAGTTCATGTCGCCGGCTGTTTCTCGCAACTTAAATCCATTAGAAGTGAAGTCAATTCTTGTATTGGCATCTGTGTATTCAGCGTCCGAATTATTCGGTGACAATTTGTAAATCATCACGTTTGCCGGATCACGCGCAGTATCAAAAATACGCCAGTTTGACCCGTTAATAGATGAAGACTTCATCATGACCCACCTCGGCCTAAACCCGCAGTACACAAACGGACCGTCGCTGCTGCCGTTGCCGGTGTAGGAGCCGAACTTGCTGAAGCCCGCGACTTCGGACCAGAGGTAGGCGACGAAGGTGCCGGTGTTCCTATTTGTCTCAACTGAAGTACCTAGCGAAAATACGCTAGATGTGGGAGAAGTGCTATTCCAGGCTCCTGCAAAGTCGCCTCCTTGACCGTTTGTTAGGTTCAAATAAAGCGCTTTGACATTACCTGTAGAGGCGTGATACACAGGCCAATCGTTTGCATTGCCCCTCTCTTTGACGATGATCATGCTCGGCGCAACACCAAGCGAGTGGGCGATGGTGCGGGCGGAACCGTTCCCCGTATAGGTCACGATGTCAAAGCCCGGCGTGGCGCTTTTGTCCCAGCACCA